GCAAAAACGGCTTTAAAGCAGGTGATACGATTTACACATCTATTCCACCTCGCTACATTCCACAACAAGATAACCTTGATATCACGTCCGGTATTCAGGACAGTGTGGAAGAAAAGAAGGCGTTAACGCTTGATAAGACAGAAACAGTCGGAATGAAGCTTGATAGCCTTGAACTTGCGACTGACATTGATGTCAAGCGTGCGTTAGAGCGTCACGGCGTTCCGGCTGCTGAAGCTATCGCACAAAACATGGAATCACGCTGTTTCGGTATCGTTCAAGATGCCACATACAACAGTGTTGGTACTGCGGGTTCAAATGGCTTTACAGTGTCGGACATTCTTGCTGCACGTACAAAGCTTAATGAGAACTTGTGCCGCCCCGGTGATAGAGGTCTATTCATGACTTCCGCTGCTGGTGCTGCTGCTGTTGATGCGCGTAAGGGTCTATTCCAAGATTCTTCTAGCATTGCTTCACAGTACAAGAACGGCTTGATTGGCCGTGCGGATGGTTTCGACTGGATGGAAACTGAACTTCTTAACACACACACAAATGGTAATGATGTGACTGGTGTTGCAATTGACGCCACACCAGCCGAAGGCAATTCAACGCTGAACATGGACGGTTTCACAACCACCACGGGTACAGTAACGAAAGGTTCTGTCTTTACTATCGCTGGCGTGTTTGCGGTTCATCCTATCACAAAGCAAGTCACAAGTAACTTACAGCAGTTTGTTGTAACGGCTGACGGCACAGCGGATGGAAGCGGCGATATTGCTGTTTCTTTCTCACCTGCGCTTTACACAGCTACCTCAAATGGCTTGCAAAATATCAACGCGTTACCATCTGACAACGATGCAATCACTTTTGTCGGTGCGGCTTCTACAGCGTACACACAAAACATTGCAATGCACAAATCAGCATTCAAGATGGTTACAGCTCCACTTTACGCGCCACGCGGTGTTGATTTGGTTGCTACACAAACAGTTGACGGGATTACCGTTAACCTTGTACGTGACTTTGATGTTTTGACCCGTGAAGTCATCACACGTCTTGATGTTCTTTACGGATTTGACGCAGTACGCCCCGAGTGGTCTACACGCCTTACATCTTAATAACTAGAGCGCATCCCTTTGCGGGGGTGCGTTCAATGATATTAAGGGAGGAAAAATCATGGATATCGAATACGAAAAAGACGGGAAAAAGAAAGTCACACAAGAGCGGTTTAAAGAAGAGCTTGCCGCCGAAGGCTGGAAGGTAGTTGAGAAAACCACCAAAAAGAAAACCACCAAAAAGAAAAAGGATGATTCATGGCAACAGCACGAGACATAATTACACGCGCCTATCAGGTTAATGGTGTTCTTACCAAGAATGATGCGTTGGACGGTGACGAAGCGCAAGACGGCCTAAGTAGCCTTAATGCTATGCTGTCATCATGGACGAATGACAGTCTTTTACTTTATGTGCGCGAAAGTGAAACGTTTCCCTTGGTTAGCGGTCAATCAAGTTATACAATCGGCACGGGTGGTGACTTTGACACAACGCGACCTACACAGCTTGTGACTGCGTTTACCCGTATCGGGCAAATTGATTATGATATCGAAATCACGAATGATATATCTTATGACGCAATCACACAAAAGGGTATCAGCAATTCAATCCCCGAGGCGTTATATTATGAAGCTGGCTATCCGTTAGCGACAATCACAATCTATCCCGTACCGACAACAGGAACGTTACATCTACGTAGTGAAAAAGAATTAACACAATTTGCAACACTTGATAGTGACATGGATTTTCCGCCGGGCTGGGAAAGGGCGCTTGTATATAACCTTGCTATTGAAGACGCTTCACAATACGGGCAACCTGTAACACAAGCTATGGCACAGATTGCATCCGATGCACTAGGCAAAATCAAAACAGCAACGGCACGCAATAAGCAAATGGACTATCCAAGCTATAATAGTGAAAACAACATATTTACGGGGTGGTATAATTGATAAAAATAGGCTTGGTTGGCCCGACATATCAACAGCGTTCTTTACCTTTTGACGCACAGAGAACAATCAATTTTTGGTTGGTCTTTGATGAGCAAGGGGATGAACCTTCTGCATTATACGGCACGCCGGGGCTTTCTTTGTTCGGTACGGCTGGCGCACAAGGCCATAGACAGGCATTCACATCATCTAATGGTCGATGCTTCTTTGTTGCGGGTAGTACGCTTTATGAAGTGCTCGCCGATGGTAGCACGGTCAATCAAGGCTCTTTATTATCTTCTATTGGTAATGTATCAATGGATGAAAATGACACGCAATTAGGTATCTGTGACGGGCAAAGGCTTTATACGTTTACTTATTCAAGTGATACGTTTGCACAAGTAACTGACCCTGACTTACCTTCAAACGTTGGGTTCTTAACGGTTATTGATGGCTATTTTGTTGTTAATGAAGTTGGTACGGGAAGGTTTTATATTTCCGCACTCGGTGATGGCACAAGCTGGGATGCGTTAGACTTTGCAACAGCTGAAAGTAATCCTGACGAATTGGTATGTGTTAAGAACGCGCTGGGGCAGCTTTGGTTGCTTGGCAGTAAAACGGGTGAAATCTGGACAAATACAGGCGCAAGCGCTTTTCCGTTTAGCCGTATTAGTGGCGCGGTCATGGAGACGGGTATTGTGGCCCCGCACAGCATACAAGATGTGGATAACAGTATTTATTGGGTTGGCCAAGACTCACGCGGCGGCGGTGTTGTTTATAAGGCTAACGGATTTGTTCCGCAAGCTATATCACAAGAGCCGATTAACATTGCCCTACAAAAAGCGACAAGCATTGAAGAAATAACATCATGGACATATCAAGAGGACGGCCATACGTTCTACGCTTTGACGGGTGGTGGATTAGAAACAACTCTTGTATATGATATAACAACACAACAATGGCATGAGCGCTCGTACAACGATAGCGGTTCATTAAGCCCCCATTTAGGCCAGTGTGTTACATATGCCTTTGGTAAACAATTGGTTGGTGACAGAAGGAACGGCAATATATATGAAATGTCACTTGATAGTTATGATGATAACGGTGACGAAATAGTTTCTGATAGAATTTACACTCATATTAGTGACATGGGTCAAAGAATAAGGTATAATAGTCTTGAAATCGCAATGGAGACCGGAGTTGGTAATCTGACGGGCGACGGTCAAGACCCATTAATTTCCATGCAGCTATCTAAGAATGGCGCTCGAACGTGGTCGAATTGGTTTACAGCCCGAATGGGTAAAATAGGCCAATATCTGACAAAGATAACGTTTAGACGTTTAGGTATTGCAGAACAAATGACCTTTAGAATCCGCATTTCAGCACCAGTGAAAAAAGTATTAACGGGGAGTTATCTACGATGACAACGAACCCCGCACCTATTACGAATCCGGTTATTGATGAGCAGGGCTTACCCACTTTACCTTGGACGCTTTTCTTTAACCAGACTTTTGAAGGTGATAGGGGTGACGATTGGTCCCCGACAATAACAGGGCTGACTGGCTCAACCACAAGCGTAACAGGTCGTTACTATAGGTTGTCACAAAGCTTAGTATATTTCAGAATTGATATCGTCCCATCGGGGAATACAAGTAGTGTAGCAGGCACAACTTATGTTGGTGACTTCCCGCTTACATTTAATTTTGACGGTTTTAATACAGTTGTATCGGGTTCGGCGGGTGGCTCTATAGGAATGAATAGGGCGAGTGATAACCGTATTTTGTTCCCCGCATGGACAACGGTTAGTGTGCCATTGGCTATTTTAGGAATAGGGGAGGCTATATAATGGCAGTTCCACAGGGTTGGAAAGTATTACAACAGCCGGGCGGGGGTTACCAAGTATCCTCACAAGGTGGCTTTACGACTACGCATTCACCGGAAGCGTATCAAGCGGTTATGGACAGGCAGGCGGCAATTCAATCGCGCCAAGGCATTCCGCAAGGTCTATCGCAAACAGTTGACGCCGCAAGACAAGCTTACAATCCAACGGATGTTGGCTCTGTTGCTTATTCTCAATATAACAGGTTCGGCAAGCCGTGGGAGCTACCTACTGTATCGGATAACGGTACGCAAATGTATGGCAGTAAATATCTTTATGAGCCGTTCAATGAATTTTCAGAACAAGATATCGCGGGTGCGTTGCGTTCTTATGACACCACAACGGGCGAATTTTATTCCGGCGCTGGTGATGCGCCACAATACTTGCAAGCCGCTAGACTTGACCAACAGTATAGGGACGCAAATAAAGGGTTTAGCCCTAAAGATATGGCTAAGGTTGGCTTTGGTGGCCTCGGCCTTGCGTTGGGCGGGGCGGCGTTGCTTCCTTCACTTGGTGCGGGCGCTGGTATAACGGGTGTTTCTGCTGGCGGTACTGGCGGCGGTTTGGGTTCTTCAATCTTGGGCAATCTTTCTACAAGTGGACTATTGCAGGGCGCAGCTAAGGGCGGTCTTGCTGGTTTGTTAAGCGGTGGTAGCGGTAGCGATATTTTAAAAGGCGTTGCGCTTGGTGGTTTAACGGGCGGCTTTGGCAGCTCGATCGGTCA